CTACATACAACACTAAAAATCCAAACGTTGGTGCTGCAATGGGGGCACAACTGGCTGGTATGCTTGGTTAATAGATACGCATAGTTTAGAATAACAATATTAGTCGGCACGTCTTAAATAATGAGTTTTGGTAACTTTATCAAGTCTGCTTTGCCTATTGCAGGAGGAGCTTTAGGCGGCCCATTCGGTGCATTAGCAGGTGGCCTCGGTAGTGCTGCTCTTAATAGTTTTGGCGGAGGTGGTGCAGGAAATATGGGCGGGATGGCTAAGGCGTTTGTTCCCAAGCCTTTACCAACACCCTTTGGCAGTGTAAAAGATGCAGGTTCTTTTCTTGATGAATACCAGGCAGGTAATTTTGGTGGCTTACGTAGAGATGATGCTTTAGATATGGCATTTAATAATTTATCTCCTTTTGATAGGAATAAATTATTAATGACTGATGCTGGTAAAGAAATTGTAGGCTTCCAGTACGACCCTGGTAAACGTCGTGAATTAGCTTCTACCTTTAGTGATTCAGCCTTTGGTGGTTATTCTGCTACTCCGGGTTTTGTAGATCAAATCTCAGCGCAAGCAGAAGCCTTAGGTGCTAATACACCTGAGGAGGTTCAACGTCTTGCATTTAATGCAGCAGCTAGATCACCTAGAGGCCAGAAGATGTTTGCAACAGGACCACAGACACAAATGGAAGCACAATTCGGTCAGCTTCTTCGTGACGGTGACGGCACTCTTACTGGTAAGTATGATGTAGGCCGTGGCATGGAAAATCTTATTGGCAAGCGTATCGCAAGCGCATAACGGAGTTTAATTATGGCAAGACAATCTTTATTTGATATCGCAAATCAGTATGGCCAAGGCTCTGACTTTGGTCATTACGACACTGAAATTGCTAAACAACAAGGCTACAGCAACCAAGATATTTTAGATTTTTTAGATGCTAACCCTGGTAAGTTAGCCGCTGGCAATAAAGCTGGAGGTCAAGATGGTTTGTACGACGAGCTTAGAGGCAACTCCCTTGACTTTAGTAAAAGTGTAGCAACTAATCGCGGCGGTGCTTCTGGTGCAGAGATTGCTGAATCTAACGCACAACGTGATCAGCAATTTGCATTAGATCGTATTGCAGCAGCTGGTAATGTACAATCTAATATCCAGCGTTTAATTAATAGTGCAAATATGTATGCTGCTGATAGTACAGCGAAGTGGCAAATGTATGGAGCTGATGCATCAAAAGACGCAACCATTTATAGTGCTGATGCATCTGAACGTACTAATAAATATGTAGCCGATGTAGACCGAACTAAAGCAAAAGAAGTAGCAACTATTCAAGGTGATTTTAGTTTGCAACTACAGGATATTGTCAATGCAGGTGCAAAAGAAGCTGAAGCAGTAAGAGGTGAATACCAGTTAGCCAACAATGATCTAACAGGACAGTATGGCTTAGAGAATACTCGTATTGCAGGAGCGACATCACGTGATGTTGCTAATCGCAATAAAGAGGCGCAGATACTTGGTTCATTGATGTCTGGTTTCTGGTCTTAAAAGTTTACTTCATAGTATAATTAAAGAATAAATTGCAACTAAACAAATGGCTGGTTCTGATGGCGGCTCATACCAAGGTGATGCTAGCGTTAACTTAGGTGAATTCCAACAGCTTCTTGACAGGTTAGAAGGTTCTAAAAAGCGTCAGCAACGCCAGAAGTCTGTCGAAGGTCGTCGTGACATCTACAGCCAGGGCCTGGCTTCGATGATGAGCAACTTCTGATACAGCTTCTTTTACTTAAAGAAAGATCATGGTAGTAGGCGCACCTAAACCACCAAAAGGACAAGTAGGTATTACATCAACTCCTAGTGATGTTGACGAAACTTACGAAAATGACGATTGGTTTGATATTGACCAATATAAAAAAGCAGCGCAAGTTGCTTATGATTTTTCTTTAGGTAAAATGGAGAAGGCAGGAGATGAAGAGCGAGAAACAATTGGAAAAGGTGGATCAGAGCAACGAGCTACTAATCGCCAACAGCAGCAATTCTCTGAAAAAGACGAAGAGCGAGATTACAAGCAATCCCAGAAAGCCTACAGATTCTGATATTAATATCAAGTCATTTGCAATTTGGCTTGATAATTTAGATAGTGCTTCCAGAGAATCGTTTACTGCTTTTGCAGAAGATACTTTTTCGCCTATTCAGGTTTACATCTATGCCAAGTTCCTTGGTTATGACGGTAGTATTATTTGTGTAGATGATTGGGTGGCAGAGGTTTATCCAAAGCCTGATCATTTAAAAGTCTTACTGTATGAAATTGAACAGATGCAGGAAGACGTACGTAAGTTACGTTTAGATATTGAAAACTATGCCGTTAAGCGTGACGCTGGTGTAGCACGTATTGCACAGATGCAAAAAGAAATCCGTGGAACAATTGCACAAGTAGATGCCTTTGTTTCGTCTAAAGATAGGAAAGGACTGCTCCTTGCGGGAGCAGACCGAGCTATCCGTGAACTTAACTCTGTATTTAAAGACGATCCTATTGAAGGTCCGTTACAAGAAGCTGCAATGTCTGTCTGGGCTAGAATTCAATTTGAAGACTAATTGGTTATATGAAACCAAACGATCAACAACAAAGTGTCTTTGATAAAAGAGATATTCAATCTCTTCTTTTAGATATTGAAAAGAATCGCCAGATAACTGGACAGCCTATGCCACAACAAATGGAAGGTACTGATGATCCTGAAATCTTTCAAAATTTATTGAATCAAGTACAGAATAGGACTAATGGATAACCCAAAGGTACCGCCTGAACTTCTTGCTTATTACAAAAAGAAATTAGCATCAACTCAAGGTATTGAAGCTGAAGAGCTTGCTAATAAAGGATTAAAAGCTTCTAGAGCAGCTAAGAAACATAAAGGCAAAAAGTAGAGTACCATTTAAGTAGTACTGAAAACATATTGTGCCTTCACATCTTCATCTTGCTTATAGGCGTAATGCAAAAGCTGCTGCTGCAAATCATCGTCTCCGTAAGACAGATCAAGATGATATCTTTGAAAGAGCAAGAGAGGACTTTGGCTTCTTCTGTGAGTATGTAGCGGATAAGCCACCTGCAAGACATCATAAAGAATGGCATAAGCAATTGGTTACAGGAGAAGATAGTTCCTGCTTGACTAGGATTGCTGGACCAAATATTGATCTACTAGGACCACGGGGCTCAGCTAAGTCCACTGTATTAGGTCTTTATACTGCCTGGGCGATTGGTATACATACAACTGCTCGTAAGCCCCTACAGATCCTATACCTAAGCTATACGGTTGATATTGCACGTTCCAAGTCAGCTACGATTAAACGTATTATTGAATCTAAACGTTATCAAAATGTTTTCCCTAGGGTTAAGTTACTGAAAAACGTAACCTCTAATGAGTACTGGTCAATTGACCATAAGTTTGCAGGTATTGATACTACTGGTGAAGAACAATTTACTTTATGCGCTGCTGGCCTTAAAGGTTCCGTTACCTCCAAGCGTTCTCATTTGGTAGTGATTGATGACCCTGTGAAATCAGCAGCTGATATCGGTAACCCTGATATTCGTAAAATGATGCAAGATAACTGGAATGCAGTTATTGCACCAACGATGTTTGAAGGTGCTAGGGCAATCTGTCTAGGTACTAGATTCCGGCATGACGATATCCATGCAACAACTTTCTCTTCTCAAAATAACTGGATGCAGATCGTGTTATCTGCAATTTTAAATAATGAAGAGACGGGAGAGGAGGAATCATATTGGCCAGAGATGTGGTCACTGGACTACCTAAAAGAAAAGAAACGACAGGCCCCTATTGCTTTCTCTTTCCAGTACATGAATCAAATCGTTAGGCAAAGCGAACTATCCCTTGCACCTGAACTACTGGTTAAAGCAGAGATTGCAACTGAGTTTGATTGTCTTGGTATTGGTGTTGACCTATCAGCAGGCATCAAAGAAAAGAATGACTATACAGTTATGGTCCTGGGCGGACGCATTGGAGATAAGATTCATATTATTGATTACCGCAGGATTCGTGTCATGGGTAATCTAGAAAAACTAGATGCCATGAAAGA